CCGGCAGGGAGCCATTGTCGCCACGCTGGAAGGCGATGACATCAATTCAAACGAGGTAATGCGCCATGCAACCACAGGCAACCCCCTTGAACTCCATTAAGGCAGCGGCTCCAGCCGCCGGGCCCGTCGGAACGTCGCGTCTGCTCGCCGCCCTGAAGCGCACGATAATGCCGCGCGCGATAAATGCCGCGCTGCGAGCGAGATAAACGGTGAGATATTCTATTTGCTATCTGGAAACAAAATAAGCCATAGCAAAACAGAGCGTCAGAACAACCCGCCATTTCCCGCCTGGTCGTAGTTCATGATCACCAATTCCCCGCTTTCTTTCGGTCGCCCTTGGTTGTTGGCCACGCTGTAGCGGATGTCGATCTCATGCATCGGTAGGTCGGCGAAGCACGCGCGGATGTCGGGGTGGTCGTTGATCGACAGCATCGCCTTCCCCTTGCAGCTCCGCATGACCCCGGCCAGGCGTTCATACTGTTCCCACTCAAACGGCACGCCATAACCCTCGGTTTGCCAGTACGGCGGATCCATGTAGAAGAACGTGTGCTCACGGTCGTAGCGCCTGACGCATTCATCCCAGGGCAGATTCTCGACAGTGGTACCGCCAGCCAGGCGCAGATGCGCGGCGGAGAGGTTCTCCTCGATCCGGAGCAGATTGACCGTCGGTGCGGTGGTCGCGGTACCGAACGACTGGCCTGCCACTTTGCCGGCGAATGCGTGGTGCTGGAGATAGAAGAACCGCGCCGCCCGCTGGATGTCCGTGAGCGTCTCCGGCTGGGTCTCCTGAAGCCACTTGAACACCTGGCGCGATGACAGCGCCCACTTGAACTGCCGCACGAACTCTTCCAGGTGGTGCTGCACGATGCGGTAGAGATTCACCAGCTCGCCGTTGATGTCATTGAGCACCTCTACGGGCGCCGGCATAGGGCGGAGGAAATACAGCGCACCACCGCCGCAGAACACTTCGACGTAGCACTCATGGACAGGGAACAACGGGATCAAGCGATCAGCGAGCCGGCGCTTTCCGCCGAGCCAAGGGATGATGGGGGATGTTTTCACGCGCAAGCCTCTTTTCTCACAGAAAAAATCTGATAGGCTTCGGTCCGCCTGTGCACAGGTGGCGGGCCTTGCCGACTTGCAGGACGTTCTGCAACAAGGGGCTCGGGTGGGTGCTCGCAACACCCATTCCGGGTCGCCCGTCTTTCTTACACTTCGATTGTCACGATCGGCAGATCGGGGGCCGGCCCCTCGATCACGCCATCACGGATATATACCCTGGTTCCCACAGTGGCCTCGCCGCGGGCACGAGTCCGCGCGCCGTCCGGCAATTCAATCGTGACCGCGTCTGCACCAACCGCGACCACCGTGCCCACCTGAAGACGGGGCGACGGGAAGAGATCCCGCAAGCGCTTATACGGATTGAAGGACATGGGTCTCCAGGACGATGTTTTGACGAATCTTGGGGAACTGGGCGCTCACCGCGACGCTACGGGACAGGCCCAGGTGCGTCTTTCCACCTTCGTGGTAGCGGATAAGTTGGCCCGGCGGGATGATGCCTGTCTCTTCCAACACCGGCAGGCTGAGCGTGATATGGGCTTGCCTGCCAGTGTCGGAAAGGATGCGCGTACCGCGCTGGCGGACAGCATCGGCATGGGTCATCAACGGATCCGTTACCATCGGCGCCGCCAGGCCGCCATCGGTGCCGGTCCGGGTGACATGGCCCAGCACGCCATCAGCCTGCCCAGCGACAAAAACGGTGTTGTACGCCGGCTTGTCCATCCACTCGATGCCCTCGGTGACGCAGACATCCTCCGGAAGATCAAAATCAGGTGTCAGATCGGCCCAATGCCATGGGGCGGCTGGGTAGCGCGGCAGCACCTGCAGCACCTGCTCCTGGGGGGCGGCCTGGATGTAGGCGCCAGCCGCCTCGGCGATGGTCAAGCATGCCTCCATCGAGGTGCCGGCGTGTGACCAAACGCCGGCCGGTACCGTCCAGTCGGTAATACGCCAGTCCAGATCCCAACCGATCGGGACACCGTTATCCATGAGAGCGGCGGCCATCAACTGCTGCGCGGTCATAGCCGAGGCATTCGTGCGGTTGATCAGCGCCGCATAGGGTGCCGCCAACCAGGCGGCCCGCCCCTTACCGGAGATAGCCAATGTTGATTTCGCAAAACGGCGATCCCGCTGGATGTGCTCCACCGCCAAGCGGAACAAGTTGCCGTTGATGTTGGCAATAACTTCCACCAGGTCGCCGAGGTCAGCCTGGAGGAGCGACAGGTATGCCCCCGGAACCGAGGCCTGCCAACCCCACACCCAACTATCCGCGTCAATCCCCAGGGAGATACCGCTGGCCGGAATGACCTGGCCGGTGCTGGCCAAGGTCAGAGATTGAGAGTTGCTCACGATGTATGTCCTCAGGATAGGCACGATGATCGTGCCGTGTTCGTCGGTGGTCGGCGCCCCCGGTTCGATCACAACACCCCAGCCGGGATTGAGCGGATGCGAGAACCGCAACCAGGGGATAACCCAACCTTTGTCAGAAACCACAGCCTTAGGGAAAGAGGCGTCGAACTCCCGGTCGCGATGCGACGGGGCAAGCACGATCTGGCCGGCGCCGTCCAGGATGTGCTCGAAACGGCGGTCAAGGTGGAAGTCGGCAGCGCCGCCGGCCGGAATGGCGTAGCTCCGGGTATGGTCTCCCAGCCAAGTCGGCGTATAAACCTCGCCCGGGAAGACGGCCGCCACCGCATCGCCACTCGGCGCCAAATAGACCGCTGGCGAGAACTGACACTCCTGGGGATAACCGCCCACCACAGCGAAGTCGGCCATATCGCCAACGGGACGGACGTAGGGAACGATACGCCAAACGGGAATCAGGAAGCCATGCCACGGCTCCAGGCGGATGACATCGGTCGGCAGCGAGGTCACCCAACAAGCGCCTCGATCCTCGTTCAGCATTGGGCCGAAGGCCTCCCAGAGCGCCTCCTGCAGATCGTCGGCCGGGGCCGCCTGCGACCATCGCCCCGCGCGATGTTCATTGAGCATCGCGCCGAACGCCCCCCAGGGCAGGCCGATCTGATCGTCGGTCCGAGCAGCCACCCCCCAGGCGCTGGCCTCCTCAGTACCCAGCGCATCGGCCGGCACCCAGGGTGCCTGGCGTGAATGATCCTCCACGGTGACGGCCACATGCGAGGCGGTGAGTTCGGACTGCTCCTGCTTGGCCGCCTCCCAAGGCGCCGACATCGAGGACGCAAGCCGGCGGGGGCCAAACGGGATCGGATCGAACGAGAGCAGCACGGCCGCGCCAGCCTGCTGATCCACCTGGTGGCCGTAGGCGAGAAGGATGGCGTTACCCGCTTGCGCGCCCATCAGGAATCCTGCGCCAGCACGGAGACCAGGCGGTTAGCGCAAGGTGGCGCCCAGTCGGCGGCGCCGGCCGCCAGGTCAATAGGGATGACGTAATACTCGGCCGCTGCGAAGCCAGTATGCAGGCGAAAACGGCCGGCAACGGTGTCGCCTTCATTGATAAGGGCGCCGGTGTCGCGCCGGTAGGCCCGGACCCGGCGATTAACCAGCACCGCGCTCAGTCGTACCTCCCCCTTCAACTCGTAGCGTTCGACTATTCCGGCGCCGGAGGCGCTGAAGGCTGTGAAAGTAACCGCCCCTTGCCCGGCCACCCCTCGGACCCCGGCACCGGCCGCCGTCGCCGAAGACGCGGTGACGGCGCCATTGCCGGTGACACCAATAACACCGGCGCCGGCCGCCGACAAATCAACGGTGGCGGCGCCTGCTCCAATAACGACGCGCTCCTGATACTCACCACTGCCGGCGGCATTAAATGCCGAGAAGGTGACCGCGCCGGAACCAACGAATTCGGTGGCTGGCGGTACCGAGAAATCGACGGCAGCCCCGGACGGGGCGGTATATCCAGCGGGGAACTGCGCCTGGACTGCGGCGCCACCAGGTGGTGTATACGAAGCCGCGGGAAACTTTAGGCCAAGCGCGCTCGCCGATACAGGGCTATGGCCGGTGACGGTGAAGTTGACAGCGCTACCCAGGGGCGGTGAGTACGGCATCGCCCTATACCGGGGTCAAATGGTCGTAAATCAGCGCATTCGCCCTCTGCATCGAGGCGCTATAAGGGGTTGCCGACGGCGTGAAATTGGCTGTGTGCCTAGCGACGCCCTTACTGACTTTATAGTCGACAAGATAGCCAGCAAGTGTTCTGTCTACAGCATCGCTGCCGCCGAGTAAGTAAGCGCCGTTGTACGTCGTCCGTGCCCATGTCGCTCGGCTTGCGGCCAAAACGCCTTCAATGAACAACCTGCAGGTTGTTCCGTCGTCGGTCAGCTCAATATGGTTCCAGGCATTCAGCGTGAGCGCGTTCGATGACACGAATCCCGACGTAAAAAGCCACGAGGCATTATCGGATGAGCCGAGGATAGTAACCTTTCCTGTATTCGCCTCAATGTCCATGCGCACAGGGCCCGTCGCGGCAGGCGTAAAAAGGAGTTGATTCACCGCGCGAATAGCAGTGGGATAAACCCGAATTTCGACGGAATAAAGCCCTGTGAGGCTCAAGCTGGGGGAGGGGCCAAGAACCAAACGGTTATTCGTTGCCCCAGCGCCACCTCCGTCAAAAAACACGGCAGACCCACCGAACTCCGGACGCGCCGTGCTAATTTTGGTGGTGCCGAACGCCGTGACGGGCACACCACCCCACTCCTCAAATACCGTCGAGTTGTTCGCACCATTAAGCGGCAAATAAGTGATCCAGGCATCGCTATCATGGACAACGATGTAGTGCCTGCTCGCGTCAGCAACGGTCAACGAGAAAGCCCCGGTTGATGGATTCGAAAGCGTCTCAGCGGCAACCGCGCCGGAATCTCGCCGGTGTGCGCGAACAAGGCGGCGGGCAAAATTCCCGCTTGAATCTTTGACAGTTCCTTGAATTGTCGGCATTGCTACCCCACGTTAAATCGGAGTGGTCCGCAAGATCTGGTCGTTCTCCACCGTGCCCACAGCATCGTCGAGCATCACCACATCGTGCTCGCCGGCGTAGGTCGTGGTGATGCTGTAGGTACCGGTTGTGCCGTTGCTCACCGCCTCGCCCATCAACGCGCCGGTATCCCGCCGATACGCCCGGACCGTGCGCGCCACGCCGTTGCCGTTGGTATCCGTGATGACGCCGCTGATGGTCGGCATTTATGCGCCTCCCATGGTGATAACCAGGCTGTTCATCAGGATCGGGCCACCCTCCACGATATTGACGGTGTTGAGTGTGATTGCTCCACCTCCACCCGTCGCCGTGACATCCAGCTCGCAGACCAGCGTGTCGTCCGAATCGAACAGCGCCGCCCGCCGCGCCTTGCCTGTGGCATCAGCAGCGCTATCCTGCGTGATAGCGCCAAAGGTGATGCTTCCCGTGGCGACTGTGCCGGCGGAGTCGGAAAGGGTGAGCGTGCCAAGCAGGACGTCCCCCGTGCCGGCCTCGGTCCATGTGACGCCACCATCGGCAACGGTGCCGCTCGCAGGCCAGGCCGGCGCGGATCCGCCTGAGGTTCCCGCGACGGTGCATTCATAGACATGGCCGTTCATATACACGGCGCTGCCGACCAGGTAGGCCGTATTGGCCGCCCAGACCTCCATCGGTGCCGTGTAGAACTTCAATTTCCCCGGACCGGCGCCGGCATCCAATGCATCGACGGTGACCTGCGCCATGCCGTTGCGGATAGGGGTAGTAAACTTGATCTTGGCCATAAACATCTTCCTTATTCGGCATCCACGTCGCCGCGCATCTGCGCGGAGAACGAGTCGCCATTGAGGGTCGCGCCCGGCAGAACGGTCCGGGCGATCCAGATCGGCCCAGTGGCGCCGATGGTGTTGAAGCGAAGCTGATTTCCAGCCGCCCAGCCGCTGCCCCAGCCGGTGGCGCGGATGATGAAGTAGGCTTTACCGGTCAACGGATTGGCCGGCGCCAGGTCGGTCGTCTTGCTTCCTGTTGCGATGACACCGAGGCTCTCGCCGATGACCTGGAACGTGTTCGAGTCCGTGAAATTGATCCGCCAGCGCTCGGTTACGGCGCCGTTGTTCAATACCTCTATCGGGTAATCGATGGTGTTGAACTCGCCGGTAGCCTGTGCTCCGGTCGCCGTGTTCGACCAGGACGCCCAGGTCTGCAGGTCATGGACGTTGGTGACACGGGCATTCATGTCGCCGAAGAGCAGTGCCGACGAAACGTAGCTATCCGCCGGGTAGTCCCGCGACAACGGCGCCGTCAGCGTGAGCTGCCCGTTGATCTGCACATCCGACAGCAGCGCGAGGTCTTCGACGCGATGCCTGGCCACCAGGGGCTGGGTCAGACCGGTGAGATCGAGGACCGCACCCATGGTGAGCGTGCCGGCGGCCAGGTCGAAAAGGTACTGGTCGGCGCCGAGCTTCTTCCCGGCCTGATCCACAATCCACAATTCCGCCAGATCGGTCCGCCCGACGTTGTAGGTAGCCCCCGCCACCACCGGATTCGGCAGCGTGAAGCCCTGGGTGTTGTGGACCACCACCACGTCGGCCGGGCGGTAGATCGGCACACGGCCGTCCATCGGCAAACGGACCGGATCCAGGCCAAGGATGTCGGCATTGAGCGGCAGGTTCGCGAGGACGACGCAACTGTAAGTCAGCGTCGAGGGCAGGACGCTGACCGGCTTCCAGATCTGGCCGCCGACCACGGCGCTGGCGTCATACCACCAATCGTTTTCATGACCGGCCGCCGTGACCAGCTCACCGAAGGTGACACGCACCACGCCCATGTCCTGGTCAACATAGCCGCTAATCTTGCTGCCGCTGAAGTGGCCCGACTCGTCGGAGGTCGCGGTCAGGAGCGTGCCATCCTCGGCACTCACCTGCAGGTAGAACGACCCCGGCCGGATCGGCGAGCCGGCGGTACGGAAGAACGCTTCAACCGCGGTGAATTCGCCGAAGGTGGTCAGGCACGCATCCACCGCGATCCCGAGCGCGGCCCCGTTCGCCCAGTTGGAGAGCGACACTTCCCCGGTCGTGTAGTTGACCGAGCCGGCAACGGTGCCCGAGCCGGTGCTGGCCGATACATCGGTATAGAGCGTGCCGTTGCGGTCGATATACGTCTTGCCGCCGGCGCGGAAAATCAGCGAGCCGGGCACGATGCGGTCGGCCACCGTAGTAGTCAGGTCCAGTTTGATCGGCTGATTGACGAAATTCCCCTCAAATGTCCGTGCTTCGGCCGAGGTGCTGGCACCGCCCGTCTTCCAACCAAACGTCGCCGTACCAGCCGCACGCGATATCGAAAACTCTTGTTCTGCCCAAGTCATGGGGTTCCTCTCCTATCAAGCATCCATCATGGCAACGAGGATCCGCTCCGGCGGCGTATATACCGCCGCCTTGGCGAGGGCGCTGCCGTTGATGGTCACCGTGCCGGTGCCGTAGTTGATCGACCCAACAGTCTGGTCGGCGGCGACGACGGCCCCCTTCGCGCTGCTGCCCGACAACAACTGGCCGCCCTTGACGACCAGAAGGCCGAGGCCGTTATCCACCACCACGACATTGCCGCTGGCGTACTGGCCAGCGAAAGGGATCGATGCGTTGAACGATCCAGGATCAACGGCACCGCCCAGTTCAACGGTCGCGGCAGACTCCGTAGTCACCGTCTGCACCACCGCCTGCCCCGGGGTGGTCGGCACCAACTGCTGGTAGTCCACGTCCACCACGCTGTCGACATCCGGCAGGCGCGTCGTGTATTCCAGCTTCAATTCGCCGGTCGTGTAGTTGACGCTCCCGGTGAGGCCGTTGCCGGTGATGACGCCGGCGGAATTGTCGGCGCCAGTGTAGGTAACACCGCCTGAAACGTAGCTCACCGCGACGCTGTCGGCAGCAATCGGAGTATCCGGAAGCGTGATGGTCTGCACCACCTTGCCACCGGCGTTCGAACTGCCGTCGGCCCGCACAGTGAAGTGGATCGGCGATCCCCAAGCGAAGACCAGCGACGATGCGACGTCGGGCAACGCGCCCAGGGTGAGCACCAGGGCGCCGGTTACGTAGTCGATGGAACCCACGCCGTAGGCGCTGTCGCTCCCTTTGACCGAGCCCTTGCCATCGTCGCGCAAGCGATACCACTTACCCAGGGCGCGGTAGTCGACGATCAGGGTGCCAGGAGCCGGCAGCGGGTTGAAGGTCTGGGTATAAACCGTGCCGCGGTTGCCCAGGGTAATCGGAATGTCCCGGGTATGCGCCGGTTGCGACGGCGTCGCGGCCGGGACGTAGGTCGCGGTGATATTGCTGCCGCCGGTGCCACCGCCGATGCGGGCGATGATTCCCGCGGCGTAATCGACCGTGCCGACAAAGCTCGCATTGCTGAAGTTGCCCAGCCCGTCATCCGTCACCGACGTCAGCCCGACACCACTCAAGGTCAAGGTACCCGGTTTGATGGCGCGGCGCGTGATGGCGGTCGGCGTGCTGGCGCCCCACGACGCCATGATGACTTCGCTGACGGTCGTGGCCTTGGCGGCGACGGTATTGAGCGCGCCGTTGATGGTGGCCGAACTGACCGGCGTTTCCCGGTTGGTAGTCGGCACGATCGGCGTATAGACGCTCTGCACCTTGACCTCGAGGGATTCGGCAGGCGACGCCTCGGACAGCTTCTGGATGCCGAAGTAGCGCGCCGCATCCACCACGGTGGTGTTGCGGATCTTGGAGTCGCGCGCCACGTTGCTGTAACGCGACGGCGTTTCCGGCCCGGTGAACTCATAACGCAACGGCACGCCGGTGCCGATGGACAGCACGCGGCGCTTGAAGTCGCTGGCGGTGCTGCCGACCGTATCGGTGAAGGTGCGCACCTCATGATCAATCGACTGCACGCGGAAATACTGCTGCGCGAGGACGGTCGCGCCGGACTCCTTGGAGAGGCAGAAGACTTCTCCGACCTCCGGCAGCGCTTCTTCCTCGCGCTGGTAGCAGAGGATCGCCTGCTGCCCGGCGAGCTGGCGGCCGAACAGGACCATGCGGGATTCTGGTCCGGACGCGACGTAGGATTCAATGCGATCGCGCGCCTCGGTGCGTGTATCGAAGTCGCTGCCGGTCGAGAACAGCGTGACGTGAATGCGGTTGTTGTCCGGCGCGTCCGTAATGATGACGTGGGCGCCGGCATAGACGTCCAGGTCGTCCGTCTGGACGGCGCCGAAAACCTTGCGCAGATTCACCCGGCCGTAGACCGAATCGAGGCGGGACACCTTCGGGAAGATGTTGCCCGCCACGCCATCCGGGATGACGCGCGAAGTGCGCCGGCCGCCACCGTCCGTGGTGTCGGACATACGCTCGGATTCGAGCAGCTTGATGTCGGGAGCTGTGATCATAGGGATACCGTGATGAGTCGCAGGGTGGTCAGGAAGAAGTCACCGAGTTCGCCCGGCGCCGGGTCGGCCACGAAGAGGACCGGGCGCGCTTCGATCGGCGGCCCGTCGAAACGGCGGAATTTCACCGGATAGAGGACGTCGCGCAGGGACAGCGTCAGGACCAGGTCGGACTGTGCCTCCCAGGTCTGCAACTGGGTCAAAACGGCGCGCGGCATCCAGGCAGCGTTGTCATCGGGCGGGGTTAAGGTGATCGGCCGGCCATCGAGGCGCACACCTTCATCGACAATCAGCGCGCCGGTCAGGCCGCGCTCGGCCGATTGCTCGATGGCGTACCAGTCGAATTCATCCCGCCAGTACAGATCCGGGTCGAGATCCAGGGCGGTGCCGCCCACGGTGAGGGTGATGGCGGGTTGGCTCATAGAAGGCTGCTGCGGGAGGCGTTGGATTCGAGTTGACGGAGGATGGCGGTCAGCGCGGCGGCATCATCATCGCTGGCCATGTCCACGCTGCCGGAGCGGCCGTTCGGCAGCTTGATCTCGACAGTGCGTTTCGCCTCACGGGCGGCGCGCTTCGTCTGTTCTGCCGCCTGCTGCACCGCACGATTGAAGTGCCCGGCGTAGGAGATCATGAAGCTCTCCGAGCTAGTCACTAACTGCGAGCGCCCCTTTTCCTGGAACGAGGCCATTTCGCGCGCGAGCGTTTCCTCGAACCGCTTACTGAAGGCTTCAGCATCGGCGCCGAACAGGCCTTGCTGCGAAGCCAGGTACTTGTGGTCGATCGATTGCGTATTGCCTTCACGCTTGACCACGCCGGCGGCTTTCTCGACGTCCGAGGTCTGCCGGTCGGAAAGGACGTTCGAGATCTCGCTGTCGCTCATGCCGAGCGCCTTCATCTCGTCGTAATCGACATTTCCGCCACCACCGGCACCGCCTCGACCACGCTCACGATTCATCTTTCCAAGCGCGCTGGCGGCCCGATTGGCGGACCCCGCCATACGGTCGAGGTCATCTGCAGCGCCGCGCGCGCCGCTACCGATATGCCCCGCCGCGTCGCCGGCGTCGCGGGTGGCGTCCGCCAGTTCGCGCATCCGCTTGGCAGTTTCCCCGGCGATCTGCGCCTCGGTCTGTTTGACCCTGGCTGCGGCCTCCTGGGCTTTCAGTTCGGCTTCCTTGGCTGCGGTGAGTTCGCCCCGGGCGCGCAACTCTTCGCGCGTGATCTGCACCGTCTGCAGGATCGCATCGGCCTCGGCGCGCTTGGCCTGCGCCGTCAGTTCGGCCAACTGGATTTCAAGCCGTTTGATTTCCAGCACGGCGGCAATGGCGCCACGCTCATTGCCGCGCGCCCGGGCGACCTCGAGGAGTGTCCGCTGCTGCTCGATGGCCAGGCGGATGCCGGCCTGTTCGACACTGAGGTTCGCTTGAGCAACGGTCAATCCCTGCTGGATCTCCGCCCGCTTGTCGGCCAGCGCGTCGCGATACAGGCGAGCGGCGGCGCCGGCGCGGATATCGGCCTCGGCCAGGGCCGCGTCGACGTCCATGCCGGCGGCTTTCTGCGCACGCAACGCCTCGGCGGCTGCAGCCGCTTCCATGTAGGCCGTCTTCAGTTCATTGACGCGCTGCGCGTTGTTGCCCAGCGCCTGGGCTTCCGCATCCGCTTGCGCGGCGCTGATCGCAGCGGATCGCGCGTGTTCTGTGGCCTCGGCCGCTTCGGCCTGGCGCGCGGCAATGAGCTTGGTTAGTTCCTCGATCTGCTTCTTCTGCGCATCCGTAGTCGATCCACGCGCCGCGATTTCCTTCTCGATCGCTGCCAGGTGCTGCCGGGCGACCGTCAGCTCTTCGCGCCGGCGGGAGGCCACGGCGTCAAGCGCGTCCGCGTCGGCACGCGCGGCGGCCGCCCGCGCCTGGCGCTTTTCAGTTTCGGTACCGAAGGCCTCGGCGAGCGCCACGGTCGCGGCGCCCTCCGCCTTCCTGGCCTCGGCGTTCGCCGCGGCTTGCTTGCTGGCTTCAGCGGCATGTGTCTTCAGCTCACCGTACTTGACGTTCAACCCGGCGAGGCTTCCGCTGGCGGCCTGCGCGGCAGCGCCGGCGCGTCCAGTTTCCGCAGTGACCTGCGCCTGTTCGCGCGCCGCCGCCAGGGCCGCTTTGCCCGCATCGTTCAACGTGGCGGCCATCACCTCGTTGTGCATGGCCACCTTAACCAGCTTGTCCTGCGCCTCCTTTTCGACTTCGGCGAAGGCCTCCTTTGCGCGCTCGGAAAGCCCTTTCAACCCGACGTCGCCGTTCGCCAGCGCCGCCAGGAACACGCCGATATCCTTGCCGGCCGCGACGATGCCCACGGAGGCCACCGTGGCCGCCGTCTCCAACCCTTCCAGCGAGACTTTCAGCGCCGTGACGACACCCGCGTCGCCAACCGTCTTGAACGCATCGGCGAGGGAGTTCTTGAAATGCTCCCACTTCTGCGCCAGCGTCTCGGTCTGCGCCGCGTTCTCTCCCGCTGCGCCGTAGAGCTTGTCGAGGCCAGCCGCCAGCGCCGGGAACAGTTCTTCGGCCGTCAACTGGCCGGACTCGACCAGCTTGATCAGTTGCGCGGTGGTGATGCCGAGACCGCTGGCCACCGCATTGAGCGCGCCTGGCAGGCGTTCGCCGAGCTGGCCGCGCAGTTCCTCCATGGCCACCACACCCTTACTGGCCATCTGCGACAAGGCCAGCAGCGCGCCCTGGGTATCGTCCGAGCTTTTGCCGGCGACGCTCATGGCGTGCGCCACGGATTCGAACACGGCGCGCGTGGCCTGGCCCTCAGCGGCCGTGCCGCGCGTCGCCGCCATCAGGTCGGCATACGCCTTACCGGCGGCGATGACCGGCAGGCCGAGGCGGTCGGCCACGTCGCGGGCATACTCCATTTCCCGCGCCGCCGCCTCGCTTGATCCGGTAATGGCGCGGAAGGTCCGCTCCATGTTCTCCAGCTCGACGTTGACCGTCACGAACTGGCGGGCCAGCTCGAGGCCGGAGAAGGCCAGCCCGAGCTGGCCCATCATCCCCAGCATGCTGGAGGCGCGCTTTTCTACCCGGGCGACGTCGCCCGAGGCGCCATCCAGTTCGGCGCGCAGTTGCTTGATGCGCGCCTGGCCGGCGGCGAAGGCGCGATCGAACTCCTCACCCGACAGATCGGTCCGCCGGGCGAGCGTCATCAACGCCTGGTTGACCTCGAGGATGTCAGTTTCGATCTGCCGTGCGGAGCGGATCCCCAGCTTACCGAATGCCTCGTTCAGCGCATCGGTGCTGGTCTTCGTTTTCTGGCCGGCGCTGCCGACCTTCTCAAGCCCCTTCTCCGTCGCATCTAGCGCCGCCTGGCCGCCCTTGGCGTCGCCATCGATGCGCAGTTTGACGGAGAGATCCTTGTCGGTCATGTTCTCGGAAATGGACTAGAGAATGGTTGAGCGTCAAAACAGGCCGTTGTCTTCGCCCGCCATTTCCGGGGCGGCGAGACGCGGGAGTTCGTAGGCTTGCACTGGCCTGGCGCGCAGGTTCGCCGCCAGCCCGCGCGCGACCTCCTCGGTCGTGATCGTCATGCCGTAGATCGCGCCGTTCGTGAAAAACCGGGTGTAGCCCTGCACACCTTCGACCTCCGGCACGTCGATGCGAATGAAATGGCATCCGCCGATGGTTTGCTCCGTCAACATCCCGGCCAGCCGCTGGTGACCGAACAACTCCAACAGTCCCCACGCCTCGAACTTGTCTTGCTTCTCACTCACGTTGTGTCCTTTCACTGTCCCGAGCCTGACGCCACGGTCTCTCTGCGAAAAACCCGCGGCGCAGTCGGCCGCGGGAGTTGTTCCCGGCTCACGCCGGCACGGATTACGCGCTGAAGTACTTCAACTGGAACGGGCTGGTGTAGCCGGCCGCGATCTCCATCACCCCCTTCAGCGGCACGCTGGCCAGCTTGCCGGACAGGAAGTCGAACGCGTCCTGGGCGCTCACCGTGGCCTGTGGCGCGACGAGCAGAACGTTCTCGCGATTGACCAGGTTGATGCCGTCGAGCTTCAGACGCAGCGTCGTCGAGAACTGCTTTCCGCCGGCGATCGTGAGACCGGTGTGGGCCTTGCGCGCGGCGGTGAACTTGACGGCGCCGGCGGCGATCGCGCCACCTACCGGCACATAGATCATCCCCGTGCGCGGATTGACCTCGTAGTCGGTGCCGTTGACGTAGGTCGTCGTGCCGGCGGAGTTCGTCACCTCGAGGTCCGCCAGGTCGAGATCTTCATAACCGGTCTCGACCCACTTACCGGGCTCGACCGTCACGTCGACGCCGGCGATCGCACTGGCCGCCTGCGACGTTGCGGACGATTCGCCGGACAACTGCATGGCCAGCACGTCGCGGGATACCTCGTCGAGCGTCAGCGCGAACTCGGTCGGCTTGCCGACGAAGTGCGTCAGCCATGTCTGGCCGAAAGTTTCGCGGCCTTTCGACACCTTCTGCAGCATGTCCGACGGCGCCTTGACCTCGAATTTGTCGGCCTGCAGACGCTCGTAGCCGCCGTACACGCCGGTCGACGGATTGCGCACGGCAACAAGCAGGTCGCCGGCAAACAACAGACCGTTGGTGGAATTCATTTGCTATCTCCTATCGAGAGGCAAAGGACCGGTCGCCGGCCCCTTGCGGGTTGAATAAACGGTCACTGCCGTGAAGGCCAGCGGGTAGTAGCCATAGCGTCCGGACACCGCCGGTACCGGGGGCGTAGCGGGCACCAGGGGCGACGTGCAGCCTTCGGGCGTGTAGCCGTGCAGCGCCTGCACCAGGAGCGGCAGGTAGCGTCCGGCTTCGGCATCCCTGGCCGAGGATTCCCGTGTGTTGGCCGGGCCGGCGATCGCCAGCACGACGAACCAGCGGTGCTCGATCTCGGCGCGATTCTCGTTGGCGCTTTTGACGGTGAAGCCGCGGTAGATCACATACACACCCGGGGTAACCTGCGCGTCCTCGCGGGTCGCCGCCATGTCGTCACGGGTGCCGACGATGCGCGCCCAGGGTGCGTCGCCGGCCTGCGCCACAGACTTGATGCGCTGCACCAGGTCGAGCGAGCCCGCGTGAAAGTTCCAGTCGGCCCAGGCCTGCGACGCGCCAGGAACATCCAGGCTCATGCGAACCCCCGCAGGTCGTCGTCAGTCACCTGCCGGCGGAAAGAAAACTGCGTCGTGGCCTCGCCGCTCTGCACGTCGGCCGTCAACAGACTGCCCGGAGAACCGCCCCACGGGCAGGCGAGCAGCGCCCGGCCGGCGGCGATCGCCTCCAGTTCCTTCACCGCGGCCTGGTAGCGCCGGTACACCTCGTTTTCCGGCGCCAGATCGTCGTACAGGTAGTAGCGTGCCAGGTCACAAACCAGGCGCGTCAGCACCGGCGGCGGCACATAGGCCGGCTCGGCGCCGACGACGGTGGCCGGCTTGAGGCAACCGGCCAGCGGCAGGCGGTAGCACTGGCCCACGTAGCCATCCACGAACGCCTGGGCGTCGCCGAGTTTGACCGCGACGCGGCTCTCGTCGATGGCCGACGGCGGAATGTTGTCCGTATCGGTGAGCTGGATCAGCTCCAGCTCGCCGAAGCGGGCAATCATGTCCTGGACGGTTGCGTAGTCCATGTGCGCGCCGCCGATCGCTTACGGATGCAGGTGGCGGTACAGCTCGACCTCGATCAGGTCGCCTTCCGCCGCAGCCGCCGTCAGCGCCCGGCCGCAATGGTCGGTGGCGCTGCCGGTCACGGCGCGGCCGGTACCGTCAGCTGCCGGTTTCACGAAGGCGCCGGCCGCGATCGCGGCGGAGGCCTCCACGGGAGCCGAGTAGCCGGTGATCACGCTGATCGCCTCGCCGGCCGCGCCGGAGGACTCGGAGACGCCGCGCGCGTCGGCCGTGCCGCCCGCGCTGGCGGAGGCATGCGCCCCGGCGTAGCTCACGAAGCGCGCCTCCGCGACAAGGGCGGCCAGGATCACGGTAGTGGCATGGGTTTTTTCGTATTGCATAATGGTCCTTTCGTTGATCTCGTTCCTGGAATTCCGGAAATGGCGCTGGGGTCAGCGACCCGTCACGCCTTCTTGGCGGCCTTCGCGGCTCTTGCCTTTGCTTCGGCCTCGCCTTTTGCCTTTCCTTTGGCCTCGGCCTGTGCCTTTGCTTCGGCCTCGGCCTGTGCCTTTCCTTTGGCCTCGGCCTGTGCCTTTGCTTCGGCCTCGGCCTGTGCCTTTGCTTCGGCTTCGGCCTGCGCCCTTGCTTCGGCTTCGGCTTGCGCCCTTGCTTCGGCTTCGGCTTGCGCCCTTGCTTCGGCTTCGGCCTGTACCTTTGCTTCGGCTTCAGCTTTCACCTTCGCTTCGGCGGTCGTATTAGCCGCTGGCTTAACTACGGCGACAGACGCGTTTGCGGCCTGAACGGCCTTGCGGGCTTCGGCATAGTCGGCCTCATCGGCCTTGGCCTTGATCGCGGCATCCTTCTCGGCCGTGGCCGTGGCGGCGACATCCTCGATCGCACGCATGCGCAGCAGTTGCTCGATGTCGTGTTCATGGATGCCATCCGGCAACGGATTGCCGGGCGGAATGTCCTGGCGCTGGCCGTCTATCATGACGGTGACCAGGACGCGGGTGACCAGTTGTCTCAGTTGTTTCATGGGCGCTCCGTAGATGATGGGCAGGATGTCCGTGTCGCCGGGCTTTCGCCCGGCTGACGTGGAATCACTCCTTTACTTCGGGTTCTGGAACAGGAAGGCCGCGTCGTCGTAGGCGACGTTGGGCCGGCGTTCGAAGGTGGCGCCGTAGATCCACGACTTCGATCCGTTCTCGTAGTACGGAGTCTCGGCGAAAGGGTGCCCCTCGATCACGTTGGTGAAGCCGAAGGCCGGCTGTGCCAGGCTGATGTTTCCGCTGCCCGCGCCGATGCTCGGCACATACGCGAGGATCGCGTTGTTGCCCCACACATCCTGCCCCTGGTCGTTCTCGTCAACCCACACGGCATCGCCGATGTCGATGTTCAGCACGTTGAGGATCGTCTTCAACTGTTCCAGCGTCGCCGGGCCGGTCTGCGTCGACGGCAGGTAGTTGCGTACCTCGGTGTTGGTCGAGATCGCCTGGAACGCATCAGCCGACAACGTGAGCTTGTTCGGCCGCGCGCCGACGCGCTTGCGGACCACCTCCGCCGCGGCGCGGATGTCGGTGACCGGCGTACCGGTCGAAGCGCTCCACTTGGTGGCGCCGGACAGCGCCTGCACGTTGCCGGACGCGTAGCTATCCGGATCAGTGGCGATCCCCGCGACCTCGATCTCGTAGTCGAGCGCCAGGATGTCGCTGGCGGTCGTCATGGCGATGCGCGACACGTCGAGGTAATTGCCGACCTGCAGCTTGCGCGACTCGTCGGCCTCGCGGATCAGTTCGCGCGGCATCGGCACTTCGACCGAGTATTGATCGACCGAATACACCACGCCCTCGTACTTGATGTTGACGCGCTTGGTCTGCGCGCCCGGTGCGCGGCGCAGGGCGTAGCGCTTCAGGCGTTCCTTGCCGAGCTTGGCGAGCATGACCGAGGACAAGGTTTGCGGCAGGCGCGGGAACAGCTTTTCGGCGATAAGGGTGCCCTGGCCCATGCCAAGCATCAGGCTGGTCAGGATCGGGTTCTGTTTGAGACGGATCTCGGCGGGGGTCATCATGGTGACGGTGTCCTTTCAGTGCGTTGTGGGGAAGTGAGTACCCGAGGAGGTGCATTCGGGGTCAACTCGTGAAGCTGACAACCTTGTCCAGCGCCTCGCTGTAGCTCACGTGGTGCTGCGCGGCGTAGTTCCGGGCGGCCTGGTCGATCTCGGCATCGCTGCGGTCCTTCGGCGCCGGGTCGCTGCCGCCGGGCGCAAACTCGCCGAACTGCACGACCGGCTTGGCGTTCTCGATCAGCGACTTCACGAACTCGGCGGGATTCACCTTCTTGGTGGTGTCGCCCTCGGCGAACTCAACGACTTGCCCATCGGCGAGTTGGTCGAGCACGGCGACAGCGGCGGCCCGATCGGCCGGCTTCAGCTTGCCAGCCTTGAAGGCGGCCTCGGCGAAGCTCACGTGCGCCGCATGGCGATCCTTGCGCTGCCCCTCGGCGAACTGTGCGAGCTTCTCGTTCGCGGTCTTCGCGTCGGCCTCAGCCTTTTCGCGGGCGGTTTTCTCGGCGGCCAGATCGGCCTGCAGCTTTTCCTGTTGCTTGGTGGCTTCGTCTTTTTCCACGAATGTCTCCTGTAAGAGGTTGTCACCGGACTCGGAGAAAGAGACGACGCCGGTGCCATCGTCGCCCTCTGAAAACTGGATGTCCTTCAGGCCAGCCACCGCCGGCGGCTGTGCGCCGAGAAACCCGACGTGGCGCAGATACCAGCGTCCCGGCGTCGGGTTGTTCGGGTGTTGCGGGGAGTAGAACGAGGCCGAGCGCTTCGGGAAACGCCGGCGCGCAACCATCTCGGCAAAGGCCGGCTCGACGTCGCGCGAATCGATCACCAGCGCGCGGCCGAGTTTGCCGACAGCGGCGCGAACGGCGGCGACCCAGCCATACGCCGGCGCATTGGTCGCCGGATGGCCGACAACGAGCGGCGCCTCACGTAGGGCAGGATCGTAGGCCGCCGCGATCGCGTCTATATCGGCGTCGGAGAATTCATACACGCTGCCGTCGTCGCCGACGTGGCGGCCCGCACGGAAGGCCTCGATGCCGGCCGGCAGTGTCGTATTCGGAGCGGAGGGGGTAGTCGCTTTGGTCATGTCCCGCATTGTTCGCGGGGGCGCAATGGCCGACCAATAAAAGGGCTTTACTTTTTTTGAGCTACTTCCCCTTGCGCGAGGGGAAAGGGGATTTTCAGGGGAAGCGCCGCGGAGGAAAAGCCCCGGGAACCGTGCACAAACGTGCACAAATCGATTTGTGCACTCTCCGGCAGGCGTCGATACCGGCGACGGAGTTTTACGGCCTCAAATCGCTTCCGCGCTGCGGCTCACTCGCTGAAGCCGAGCTTGCCCTGGCGGCGCTCGAATTCGGCGCGGCGCCAGGCGTTGAAGATCTGGTCGATGCGCACATCGGAGAGACCGTATTCGCGTGCCAGTTGCCGCTTGTTGCGGCCGTTGTAGCGCTGCACGATCTCCATGTCGCGCGCGGAGAGCCGCTGGGCGATGCCCTTGGGCATGTAGAAGCCCGAGCCGCCGCAGTGCGCGGTGACGCGGTCGAGCTGGCCGACGGCGATCGCGGCCAGGCGCGGCAGGCCGAGGATGGCCACCGCCTCGGCGTCCTCGACCAGGTGCAGGTACATCTGTTCGACCATCTCGAGCAGCGTCGGATGTAGCGCCTCCGGCAACAGCGCGGTGAGGTGCGCCATCATCTCGGGGTCGCGCCACGGATCGATCGGGTCAGTCATGCGGATCCTCCTTGCGTTCGAGCCACGCCTTCAGCGCCTCGATGGCCGCGTATTCCTGCGCGCTGGTCAGGAAGGCCAGTGCGTCGACATGCGCCTGGCGCTTGACCCAGGCGAGCAGCGCCGACATGCGGCGATCGCGCACCCGGCCGGCGTCGGCCAACTGCTGCCAGAGCGACCACATCTTCTTTTGCGGGCCGGTGAGCGGCCGATGCGCCGGCGCGCCGAGGCGCTTCATTTCGTCGAGCACAGCGTCGGCCTTCTCCTGCGTCATCAGGTCGGCGCTCGACGTGACGCCGGCGGCACGCTTGAGCAGCGCGCGGTAGTCGGCATCGTCCATGTTGAGCTTGCGCCGCTGGACGTGGATCGCTTGGCGCTTCTTCTTAAGGCGGTCGTGGTAACGGGTGGCAGCGGAGACAGTCATTGGTTTCTCCCGAGCGACACATAAAATCCGGCCCAGGCGACGACATGCACCCACAGCGGGCAGCAGCTCCTGAAACACAAGCCCGTCACGCCCGCCGGCGTCGCCATGTAGATGCGGAAGCACATCCACCCATGCAAGCGCTTGAGGAGCTTTTTTACGTGAGCAATGGAGACGGTCATGGCGCTTCCTTGTTGGATGCCTTGGCCTTCTCGCGCAGCCACGCCGTGCCGGCATCGATCGCCGCCTGCTCGCTCTCGTGGTATCCGCACGGCAGCTTCCCCACACCGATCACCCACGCGGAATAGCCCGGCGCAAGCGCATCCGGGTCGATGTCCAGCCGTGCCTCGACGCCTTTTTCGAGAAGGTATTCGGCCCGCTGCTGAACGGTCATGTCGCTGTACTCCATCGTTTCCATCACGCCGCCTCCTGCAGGGGTTGCAGTTGCAACGGCTCGGGCATCTCGGCCCAGTGCGTGACATCGATCGGAAACCCCTCGATATTCCGCCAGCACTCGCCGTCGAAGAAACCCAGCCAGACCGGTTCGCTGCTGCGCGGCGTGTTGATCAGGACCGTCATATCGGAATCCGGGAGGATGTCGCCGACGCTGATCCAGCTATGCATGAACAGCAGCCCGCAATCTTCGGTACTTTGGCCCGGGGGCATCATTCGCCCTCCGCCTGTTCGCCGCCGAGCGTCGCAACCAGGTCAGCCAGCAGCCGCGCCAGTTCGCCGGTCATCAGCGTGAAGTCGATATCGAAGCGCTCGGCTTCGTTTTCCGCCTGGTTGTCCGCGGCTTCCTTAAGGATGTCCAGGAAGGAAAGGCGCTTGAGTTGCAGCGTGTCGGTCAAGACGAACGAGATCTTGTCCGCCCAGGTCATGCCGAGGCGCGTGACGATCTTGCCGGCAGCGATGTGCGCCGGAATGTCCTCGCCGTCGAGCGCATGCTTGGCGTAGCGCACGACCGCGTGTTCGGCCGACTGCAGCTCGGTGTCCCGGTCTATCGAGAATCCCGCCGGCGCTTCGCCGTCGGCAAGCCACCCGGTCATGGCTGAGGCTGGCGACTGCCGGAGCTTGACGGGTGAAAGCAGCAGGCCGTCAACGGACCGGTGCAACTGCTCGAGCAGCTCGTCGGCCCGCGCCGGCGACGCAGAATCGATCACCAGCCAGCCCGCGATCGGATCAATCCAGGCATACGTGGTGCGCCGGCGGACGAACGCACGCGGCAGCAGTTCCTGGAGCGCCTGCTCCTGCAGGTCGCGGAATTCCCGGCGCCCGACGCGTCGGCCTTCGCTGCTCTCGATGGCCTGCGCCCGTTCCTGGGCATACTGCCGGATGACGGAGGCCGGCAGCAGCTTCTCCTCGACGCCCAGGGCGATCAGCCATTGGCGGTTGACGGCATGAACGAACGCGCCCTCGGACCGGGGCGGCACCCAGCCGCGGCTGATGGTTTGCGCACCAGTACAGGGCTGCAGGACGCGGTCCGCGAGCTGCGCTTCGAAAACATCAAACGCGATGGCCTGTTTGACGCGGAAGAGTTGAAGGTTTTTGAACCACATCATGACGCCTCCGCGAGTTCGGTTTCGAACGGCGTGACCACGAAGTCTTCGCCCTGGTTGATGGTGATGCCGGGCACCTTGGCCACCGCGGCCGGTTCGTTGAGGATGGCTTCCTTGTTGACTTCGGACTTCTCGCGGATAAAGCGCGTCAGACCGAGGCGGCGCAGGCTGTTGAGCACGGCTTCGACGCCCTTGATCGCGACCGACGGCGGGCGGATGCGCCACGACACCTCACCGGTGGTGAAGGCGGCTGTCTTGACCTTGCCGTTCTGCGTTATGGCATCGCGATTGGCTTCCGCCCAGGTCTGCACGCCCTGCTGCAGCGCTTCGACGCGCAGGCGGCGCGGTTCGGCTTCGGCTTCGTAGTTTTCCTTGACGGCGGCAAGTTCGTCGTTCATGTCCGCGCCGATGCGGGTCAGTTCGCGCTGCAGCACGCCCAGTTCGCGGATCGCTTCAGCGACTTGTTCGCGGTTTTGCGGGACGAATACAGCGGCAGCGGCTTTCTTGAGGCGGGTGACTTTGGTGGCCATAGGGGTCTCCTTGGAGGGAAATTAGCGCAAACGGTGCTGGGTGATGGTGGCGGCGGGAACCTGGGTGACCGTCTTGGTTCCAGTGGCGGTCCGCTGTTCGCCGGAATCCGGCGCCGGCAATGCGGGCGGCTGCTCGCCAGATGCGGGCTTGGGCAGCGCCGTCGGCAGGAAGCCCGAGGCGATCACCTGTCCGGTGGCGCGGCAAAAATCGACCTCCACCTTGGCGGTATTGATGATGGTCTGCGCCGTGTCGTTGATGGCCTTGGCGCGCTCGATGTCGAGCGGGTCTTCCTTGTTCTGCAGGCCGCGCAGCGTGTCGAACAGCGCAGTGCGCAGGTCATTCATGTCGTTCATACCTTGCTCCTTTCGTGCCTATTGATTTGTCGTGTGATCTGTCCGCGCATACGGACAAGTTCGGCAATCTCCGGGCCCCGGTTGTGCACGGTGTTCCTGCGCATCAGCTCGGCGCGGTGGATGAGCTGGAGGTTCTCCAGCTTGATGTTGCGTTTGTTGCCGTCCAGGAACGTGACCGCATGACCATGAGGAACCGGGCCGTTGGCTTCCTCCCACACCAGCAGATGCACGAACCGCCAACGGCTCTGCAGCGGCAGGCCATCGTGGATCTTGCGTTCGAGGTAGCCGTCCTTGCTGATCCGCTCGGTGCCGATCGGCTTGTATTTCTCCGCCGCGCGGCCGCCGCGATGGCCTGGCTTGAAGCGCGTTTCCTTGCCACCGATGTCCAGCCCCTTCATGCCCTTGTTCCATGACGAGTTCCCGGGCAGGAAGCGTCCGGAGAGGCCGATGGTGGAACCGCGCATGAGGCGACCGGAATCGGGCGTGGCCAGGAAGGCGGCGCTTTTCTTGAGTCCGAGGCGGTTGGCCTTGGCATAGACCTGAACCACGGTCAAGCCAAGGTGCGTGGCGATGTCGGCTGTCGGCGTATCTGCGTATACCCCGCGCAGATACGCGACCTCATTACTGTTCCAATGGTGCGCCGTCATGGCCGCGCCTTGATCCATGCGAGGTGCCACGAGTAGCGGAGATAGCGCCAATACCGCACCGCCCGCCAGAATCGCAGCCAGAGACTGGCGAGGCCGCAGAGGATTCGGAGGACTCCGAAGATCACGATCTTCATGCGGACACCTCTTCCCAACGCAGGTCGCATCCGAAGCGGCGGGCCGCCCAGGCGTAGATCGTCAGCGCGCCGTCCTGGCGCCGGCCGATGTTGGCGCAATCGTCCTTGCACAGGATGTACAGCCGCGGCGACGCGGCGACGGTGATCTGCGGCCGGGCGCGGCCGTGCCGCATATCCACCGCGAGCACCGTGATGGCGTGCTCGATGAGCCAGTGGATGCAACGCTTGAGGTTGTCGAGGTGCTCGTCGATCACGGCGAGCGCGGCGCGCCGCAAGGCCTCGGGCGTGGCGCGCTCAACGGATGCGCCCGGTGCTGTCTGTGTCGTGAGGCTCATCTCAGCACCCGCCGATGACCTGGCCGTCGACCTTCGGCCAACCGGCCGCGGCCGCGGCGTTCATGGCGCGGGCGACCAGGTTGTTGACCACCAGCGGGAAGCACAGGCTGATCGCATCGGCCGCGCTGCCGCCGCGCGGCACGCGGATCAGGCGGGCGCGCAGCGCGTCGTAGGCATCCTCGGCGAGCACGTCGCCGGCCGCGATCGCCATGCGCTCGAACTTGTGCTTGAGGTAGGCCTCGAGGTCGTTGTCCAGCGGCAGCAGCTCGACGATCTCCAGGCGCTGCACGACTTCCCGCACTTCCGGGCTCTTGTCTGACAGCAGGTTCAGCAGCTCCGGCTGGCCGACCAGGCAGAAGCCGAGCAGCCGCCCGAGTCCCTGCTTGATTTCGAGGAACCGCTTCAGGTGCTTGAGCGTCGGCTTGGGCATGCAGTGCGCTTCCTCGATCACCACCAGGTGGCTGTAACCGGCGCTCCGGCTGGCCTTGAGGAGGTCGTGCAACTGGCGGAACCGCGCCTCCGGTGTGCGCTTCGGTGTGGTGCCGGGATCCAGCGTGCGGATGATGGCCTCGGCGATCGCCCCGCTCTTCAGGGTGCGCCCCTTGGTGTCGTCGGCTTCCATGGCCAGCACGTAGGGGCGGATGATGATGACCTGCCGGCCCTCGTCGGCGATGCGCTCTTCCAACTCTTCGACCAGCGTGCTCTTGCCGGCGCCGGACTCGCCGACGATAGCCATGAAGCCGTGATTGAGGGCGGCGTCGAGCAGCGCGGCGCGCACGTAGCGGGTGTTGGGGCTGGCGAACACATCTGCGCGCGTGCGCACGTCGTCGGCGAAGGGCGACCGGGGCAGGCCGAAGTGCTGCCGCGCCTGCGGCGTCAGCGGTTCATTGCGTAGTAACATGACTTCCTCCTGGGGTTCTGCGGTTGGGACTGCGGTGGCTTCGGGGTCGGCCCCGGCGTGTTGGCGCACGTCCGGGGCCGGTTTTTGCTGCGGTTGCGAAAAGAGGTTTTCCAGTGCGGGAGCTGGCACGCCCTGGGCGGTGAGCCAGTCGGCGATGCGGCGCGGCGCATCCGCGTCGCGTACCGGCAACTGCCCGCCGACGACCAGGCGATGCAGCGCACCGCGCGAGAGCCGGGCGCCGGCGCCGAGCGCGTTCGCGGTCAGTCGGTGCGCGGCGAGAATGGGCTTGATGGCGATCACGATGCCCCTCCCACCACGCGCAGGCCGGAGCGCACGGAGAGCCGTGCCTGCAGATCATCGAGCGCCGATTCCGGCACGCCGTCCGGGTGCCACTGGGCCACGAGCCGGTTCTTGTCGGCATCCATGGCCACGCCGCGGCGTGCGAGTTCGGCCGCGGCCTCGAACAAGGTCAGCGCGCGCTCCGGCGCGGCGGCGGTGCGGGTAGCCACGTCCAGGGCGGTGCCGCGGCGCGGGAGGACGGCCGGCAGATCGGCGTCGGCCACGCGCTTCATCGGATCGACGCGCCCACCGAACGGCAGCTTCTTGGCGGCCTTGGCTTCCGCGACTTCCGCGTCGGTGGCCACGTCATAGATCGTCCGTTCGACCTCGCGGCGGTTGGCGTCCGCCTCGGTCGCCGCCGGGCGGCGATAGTCCTCGCCGATGGTGTTGGCGGTTACGGCAAAGCCGCCCGCGTCGCGCTCGACGAGCGGCGCGGCGTAGAGGATTTCCTCACCCTGCTCGTCGCGGTCGACGACATACACGGTGCCCCGGTGATACGGGTTGTAGGTCACCTGCAGCTTTTCGCCGATCATCACGCGCGGCACGGCGGACACGTCCCACTGCTTGCCGGCAAAGCTGACGCGCAGCCAGTCGTCGACGATGCGGCTCTCCGGCTCGTGCGTCAGCAGCATGCGGCAGGTGTCGATGTCCGGCGCGATGCGCAGTTGCTCGGGTGTGATCGTCAGCCACTGGTCGGTGCGCGTCTTTCCGTGGCGGCTGTGCTCCTTCGTTGCGTTCAACCAGATGGACCATTGCTGCGCGCGTTCGTTGAGCTGCTCGATGTCATACACCGGCGAGAAGCGCAGGCCGGACTCGAAGCTGCGTTCGATGATGTTGCGCGCCACCTCGACCTGGCCGGTCGTGCGCGCGTTGCCAGGGGCATGCACCAGGGGCTTGACCTGCAGGCGGCGCAGCAGATTCATCGTGGTGCCGGCGGTGTTCGCGCTGCCGGGGTCCATCATCAGGTAGTACGGCACGCCGTGCAGTGGATCGCGGGGCCGCTGGCAGATCGCGCGGATGAACGATTCGGCCAGGTTGACGCCGGACTCTGCGCCATTCACGTAGTGCACGAAGAGCGAATCGCTGTAGTGGTCGGTGATCTCATAGGACCAGACGCGGTCGCTCTCGATGCTCTTGAGATTGGCTGGCTTGTTCTTGTAGAACCGGTTGTACTCCATCACCTGCAGCCCGCACTCGCGTTCGTGCCTGGCTTTGAGGTAGTAGAGCACGCACAGGCTGGCGTCGATCTGCCAGGCGTGATTCGGGTGCAGGCTCTTCATCTCGACGGCTGGCTCGGGGCGCAGCAACTGATCGGGGTGCAGGCGGTAGCCGCGCAGGGCGCGGATAACGGTGCTGGTCGAGACTTGGAACAGCTCGCCGGTATCGCGATTGACGCGCTCGCAGCGGATCTCGCCGTTGGCACGCATGATGTCGACGGCGTCCTCGACCGACAACAGGCGCTTGGTCGCGGACTTGCGCAGCGAGGCCATCAGTGCCGCGCTGATCAGCACGGCTTCCTCGCGGGTGATGCAGGTGCTGCCGGCGTCTGACCGGCGTTTGCGTTCGGATTTCACGGTAACCTCGCTGAGTGCTCGCATGAGGGTGGCGTGGCTGATGCCCAGTTCGGCGCAGGCCGCGGCGTAAATCTCGCCTTTCTTGCCGCGTCCAGCCGCCGCGGCGGCAGCGGCGATCTGCACCAGGCGCTGCGTCAAGGCGGCGGAGCGGGCCATGTCAGGCGCCCGCCGCGGCGAACTCGGGATCGGAGACCCAGTCCGGAATCAGCGCCGGCGTGACGTCGGGGATGCCGAGGCGATCGCGCAGCGCTGTGAGGTCGGCTTGCAGTTGCCCGACCAGGCCGGCCGAAAAGGCCAGATCGGCCTCGAGGCCGTGCGCGCGGGCGTGCTCGTCGATAGCCTCGAGGGCGGCGGTGAATTTGCCGATCAGAGAGCCGCGGCAATCCCGCATGTTCGCCATGGCATCGGCGCGCATCGCTTCGAGCTGCTCGTTCGGTGGCGCCGCCTTGATCAGCGCGGCTTCGTCGAGCAGCTTGCTCTTGTAGGCGAGGAGCTTTTCGTTGGCCTCTTTCTCGGCACGCAACTCCCGGATGGTTGCGCGCAGTTCCTTGACGGACATGGACGTAAGATCGTCCAGCTTGAGTTCGCCGGTTTCCCCGGTCAGCGCCAGTTCCTCGATCTGCTCGTCGTCGAGAACGATCAGTTCGAGCAGCTTGCTCTGGCTGTCGATGGCTTTGAGCAAATGTGACGACGTCGTCACATTTGAAAGCTTTCGCGCCACCTTCATGTAGCGCGCCGCTACGGCTGGCTCAAACCGCAATACCTCAAGCCGCGCTCTGAATTCGCCGTGCTGGCAGGCTTCCTTCAAGCAGATCAAACCGAGGCCAATCTGCAGCATGGCTTCGGCGGTGCGCCTCATATTGACGGCGATGTCGCGCTGGATTAGGTCCGGATCAGCACAATCGCTAGGCAGTTGGTAGCCGATCTTCGCCGCGACGGCGCGCACGTGCGCCTGATGCTGGCTTTCGGCCAGCGCGTGCGATTGAGTCTCCTCCCGCATGAGTTCCAAGGACGCAGCCGTCCGTTCCTCGATGATCACGGTTTCGTCCTTCGCAACCATTCTTGCTGTTCTGCCAGCCATGCTCTTTCCTTATCGTTTGTCAAACCGGTGGATGATTTCGTCGGCCGACGGGCCGAGTGGGAGGGTGTACCGCTGCTTGGCCTCGTCGATGCGTTTTTGGGCGGCTGCGATCGCCGCCCACACCTTGATGGCCTGCTGCGGCAGCCGCGGCGTGAGACGCCAGTGGCCGGTGGCCTCGTCGCGGTCGGCAACGCCGGCCTCACGCAGGTTGGCGAGGTCGCGGGTCATGACGGCGGCGCTGCAATGGACTTCCTTGGCTATCGCGCCCGGCGGCAGGCCGTTCACCACATCGGAGAACAGCACGAGGATCACCTTGATCAGGCGTTGCTGAGCGTCGTTGGTATAGGTGCTCATGCACATTCCCCCGCGAGATCGAGCGACGGCTGGCCGCGATCGGCCGCGTTCTTGCGGTGCCAGGCGAGCTTCTGCATGGCCTCGGTCATGTACGCGATGACCTCCTCGGGCTCAGCCTTGTCGGCATGAAAGGCGAGCAGCTTGCCGACGGCGGCGTTGAGGATCTCCTGCAGGGCCTGGATGTCGCAGGCATCGCATGCGCGGCCGACCGGCGCTTCAATTACCAGCTTGCCGCCGGAGACGACCAGATGGCGCGACACGTAATCGGCGCCGGAGATCGCCTCGAACATCTGGATCATGTTGGCCGGCATGCTGCCGTCGGCCATGACCTTGTAGAGCCAGTCCGGCGTCTTGCCCATCAGTTCGGCCAAGCGTTCGACGGACAAGCGTTTTTCTGCGATGGCGTGATCCTTCGCCAAGCGGAAGGCGTCCCGCAGGTTGTGGGGGATGATGCGTTTCCAATTTCTCTTCATTTTCGAGGCCTTCAAGTAAGCGGGTTTTCCAAAAAGATTCACGTTTTGCTACTATGCAAGCGCGTTTTGCGTGGCTAAATTGAAGTCATCGCAAATACGGGGACCGTTATGACTGACAAGCAATTCGAAGAACTGGGAGGACGTATCGACGGCGTTGCCCGTGTGCTGATGGCGCTCATTGCGGACCTTGAGATTCGTGAAAACCTGGACGGCGAGCGCTTTTGTCATGGCCTGCAGCAGACGGCAGCGGGCCGGGGGAAACATCCCGGTCTGGAAGCGTCGGCACGGGTGATAAAGGCGATTGCCGACGAGATAGACGATGCGCGGCTGAACCGATCAACGGCGCATCGATCCTGAAGCCGTAGGCGTCGTGTGTGGCGGCGTCTCGCATATCAGGTCTCGACGGAATATTCGCGGCGGACGGGGATTTGCCGGCGCGTGGTGTCGTGAAGGATTTCGCACTCGTCGGCCACTTGGATCAGCGTGGCGGCAAGCAGGCGAAGCTGGGCCGGGGTCAGTTCGGCATCATTGCCCGGCATCTGGTCGATGCAGGCCAGCGGCGCGCCCTTGTAGGTAACGGTGTGCTTGACCTGGAGGGGTTTGAGGCACGTCATGGCGGGCCTCAGGCAGCAAGTTTCATCGCGTCCGGATCGGCTTTGAGGCCAAGCAGGACGGCAGCGCGATGCGACTCCCCGCGGACGCCCTTGAGGCGACCGCGCAGGAGATCGGTAACGATGTAACGGTCGAGGCCGAAGGCGTTGCACCAGTCTTTGATGGCGATGCCGTTGGCGTTGAACCAAGCACGTGATTGCTTGGGTGTAGATGGGTAGGGCGGAGCTTTCATGGAGGCCTCCGTGCGGCTTGCCGCGTGGTTTTTTGTGATGAAGTGCGATTGCATGGGGTTATTTTAGGTACGCGAATGCGTACCTGTCAACGTGTTTTTACAGGATGCGTATGAGTTCCATCGGTGAGCGTCTGCGGGAAGAACGTCAGCGCCTTGACAAGAACCAAACGGAGATGGGAGAGCTTGGCGGCGTCCTAAAGCAGGCTCAGATCAAATATGAAAAGGGTGATCGCTCGCCCGATGCCGCCTACCTCGCGGCTATTGCTACTGCTGGTGCCGATATCCGCTACATCGTCACCGGACAGCGCGACGGCCCGGCACCGGAAACGCTCTCTACCGAAGAGCGGGCAATGCTCGACCGCTACCGCGCCAGTCCGAAGCCCTTGCGCGATGCAGCATTACGGGTGTTGCTCGGTGAATCGCCAAAACAGAAAGGCCAAGTGTTCAACGCGGAAGTCGGGCAGGCCATCAAAACCAAGACACTGAATCAACCCAATGTCAGCTTTTTCAGTGGTGAAAAGCAAAAGAAAAAATGAGTACTCAGGAATTCAATGAACAGGTCGGGCAGGTAGTGCAGGCGGACACGGTGACGCAGACGGTCACCCAATTCATCAATGACGGTGGCCGCTCACTGACGTTCCAGGAACGCAGGGCGCTGAACGACAGGGTCAAGCGACTGGAAGGCGAGTTCGGCGAGGATGGCGCGACGGTGTGGCGAACCACGCATGCCGCCATTGGCGTCAGGAATATCGAGGAGATGCGGCTCGGTCACTACGGCGCCGCCGTGGCCATTCTGGACTTGATGCTGGAATGTGCCGCTCTCGAGCAGCAGTTGTCGCAATCGAGTACTCAGAGCGAGGAAGGCGCCGCATCTCAAGCCGCTCTGCTGCTGCAGAACAGCGACCTGACGAGCAAGCTGAAGGAGGCACAAAAAGGGTGGAGAACCTGGGATCTCCGTCTCAACGAGGCGAAGGCGGCGATCCAGCAACTTACGTCTGAACGCGACAGCGCCAAGGAAAACTTCCACAAAGCGAAGCAGCTATTGGATGGCGTTTCAAGGAATAACCTCGAGCTCCGGGACTCAGCGCAGCGTGCCCGCAAGCGCGGCAATCGCATGGCGTTTGCCGCCGCAGCTTCGTTCCTGATGATGACAGTAGCGATCGCCGGGGCGATCTACCAGACGAGACAAGCAGGAGCGGCGGCAAGCCAATGCGAGCTGAATGGCAAGGCGTTCCCCGTTGGAAGCGCGATGCCAGGGAGACTTGACCGTGAGTGTGCGCGGTCTGAGGATGGATGGGCTGAATGGCGTCCGAAGCAAGGAAACAGAAGATAAAAAGCAGGCTGACCGGGAGAAATACCGCCATGAAAAGACTGATGGTCGCGCTGGTTTTGTCGGCGCTTGGCTCCACCGTGATGGCGCAGGAGATGTACACCTGCGCAGTCGATGGTCGGAAAGTGATTCAGGATCGCCCGTGCAAAGGCGCCCCGATCAAGATGAAGTCGGCCGACTACAAACCAGCGGAACCCGTTGCGGCAGAGCCGCAAGCCGCGCCACCGGCCGCTGCTACAGTCGATTACGCCAAACAGGACCGTGAGCGTCGAGAGGCCTATCTCGCGGCCAGCGAGAAATCGCGCAAGATCCGGGATCTTGAGCACCGAATAAAAATCACCGAACGCGAAGTTGAAGGCCTGCAGGAGGAGCGGGACAAGAAACTGGCCGCTCTGCGCAAAGAAAAGGGATCCGCGAACAACAATCTGGCCGGCGCCGTCTATCTCGAGAGTCTGTCCGGCGAGATGCAGGCCGTCACGACGCGCTATGAAACAGACATTCGCAGCAAACAGGCGCAACTCAAGAAGCTGCAGGATGAACTGGAAGCCGCCAAGAAGAGCTGAATGAAAGTGGCGAACTTATCACCCAAATATGTCACCGCGAGGGGCAACCAAGGGGTTTCGTAATATTTGAAAGGGATGGGCGTGGAAGATAACAATCCTCAGGCAGCTCGAGAAATAATCACCATCACGTCTGAAGCGCAGGCATGGGAGCTTCTGCGCCACGCTGTTCAAGGGGGCCAGCTTCCGGACAACCTCAGCCTTGTTTTTGATGGCTGGCCATCCTTCAAGTTGAAAGTGAGCGGACGCGATTGGCATGGCACAGTGCCAACGCGGATAATGTCGCCTCTGTTGGAAGTCCAGCGTGATTTGCACCGAGCCTATGCCCAAGTATGCTACGGCTATCCGAATCTCCGCCGTCTCACGGAAGATGATCGTGACGTCCTCGAGCTGGTTGTAAAGGTCAACGAGGGGTCATCAGATTTCGTCGCAAAGCTATGGGAACAACTCAACGAACTGAGCAAGAAAGCCGTAGAACGAATGGACTCGCGTGACGTTGTGATCTCTGTTCTGGGCATCGCCTTGGTAATTGGAGGTGTCGAGGTCGGAAAAGAGTGGATTGCTGCCCGCCAAGCGGAAAAATCTGCTGAGCAGACGGTTGCGCTTTCGCGTGAAGAAACGGCGCGTCTCAAGATATTTGCTGATGCGGTCAAGCAACAGCCAGCGCTGAAAGAAACCAGGAATGACTTTGTTGCCAGTCAGAACCGTATCCTCAAGGCAACGAAGCCAACCGATACCGTTGTAACACAGGGCGTGACGCTTCAAGGTTACGAAGCGATGGAAATCGCCCAAGAAGAACGCGCTCGGTCCACCAATATCGAAGTCACGGGCACTTTCCGCGTCTTGGCGAACGATGCGTCCAAGAGCGCCGGATTTCGTGTCAAGGTGGCGCGAATTGAGGATGGCCAAACGTTCACCGCTGAGGTTCCCCTGGGGCTTGATATAGACCAACAGAAACTCATTCAAAGAGCCGAATGGAGCAAGGGCGCTATTCTTGTGCGACTCGATATCCAAGCGGACTTCTTGCGAGGGAAGATAGTCAACGCCTCTGTTGTCAGAGCGACTGCTGTCGACTGAATGCGGCTACAGCGGGCCTATTCTGTTCCGCCAATAAACTAAAGCGCTTTATTTAGCGCGCCTCACGCGCGCGCGGCATTCTGGCGGCATGACCTGCCGCGATTGCCCCTATTTCGAGCCTTCCAACGACCCCACACGCCCCGGGCGCGGGCTGGCCGGCTACGGTTACTGCCGTAACGCGTCCACCGCGGAACTGAGGGCGCGCTTCTTCCCTGACAGCATTTCCTGCTGGCTCGATCCGCAACGCAAACCGACGGAGCAGCAGCCGTGAAGGGGCGCATCGCGATCGCCGCGCTGGCCGTTTCCGCGGCCGGACTCATCGGCATCGTCGGCCAGGAGGGTTATACCGACGTCGCGGTGCAGCCGGTCTCGGGCGATCCGTGGACCAACGGTTTCGGCAGCACGACCAACGATGCAGGAAAACCGCTGCAGCCTGGCGAAAAGACGGACCCGGTACGCGCGCTTCGCCGCACCGGCCGCGACGTGTCGGCAAAGGAAGGCGTGCTCAAGCAGTGCATTACCGCAGATCTCTACCAGCACGAGTACGACGCCTTCGTCGATCTGGCCTACAACGTCGGCCCGGCGGCGGTTTGCAGATCCTCAATCCCGGCCAAGCTCGCCGCTGGCGACTACACAGCGGCATGCAAGACCATCCTTGATTTCAAGAAGGTACAGGGCCGCGACTGCTCGCTTCCGGAGAACCGCCACTTCTGCGGCGGCGTCTGGACGCGCCGTCAGGCGATGGCGCGCCTGTGCCTGACGGGAGAACGGCCATGATTCCTGACAAAGGCACGCTGATTGTTCTGCTGCTGGGTTCGGCCATCGCCGGAGTGGCCGGCTGGACCGCTAACGGCTGGCGCTACGAGACCAAGCTGTCCGATCTGAAATCCGATCACGCCACGGCCGAGGCAAAAGCCGCCAAGGATCATGCAGAGGTGCTGGCGAAGGCCAACGCGCGCGGCGATCGCCTGCTGCTCGAGAAGTCGGCCATGGAAAACACTCACAACGAAACCCTCCGGGAGAAAAACAATGAGATCGATCGCCTCACTACAGGTCGCCGCTGCCTTGATGCTCGCGTTGTCGGCGTGCTCAACCGTGACAACGTCGCCCCGAACGGACGGCCTGCACCCAAAGCCTCCGGCGTCCCTGTACGCACCGATGGCCCCGCTGCCGCCGGTGCCGATGACGGGAAAGAAAACGTCCGGAAAGACGACACCGACGAAGAGCAGTTCGCCACCGACGCCGACGTCGCCGGATGGATCAACCTCTGTCGCACCCGTTACGAAATCTGCCGCGGCGATCGCGACCGAATCCGTCGTTTCTACGACGCTCCCGACTTGGGAGGGCGTTCCGGTGAGTGATCCTGTCGATCTGGCGCAGGAGCGCGAAGAGGAACAGCGTGCCGCGGCGCTCGCTGACCAGGCGCTGCGCGCCGCGCAGGTGCGCGGTAGCGGCGAAAGCGCCGTCTGCTGCGACGGATGCGGCGTCACGATTCCCGAGGCGCGGCGCGTGGCGCTACCCGGCGTGCGTTTGTGCGTCGATTGCCAAACCGACGCGGCGTGGCTCGCGGCGCGGCGGGCCGCAAACGGCATGCGGGGGGCAGCATGATCCTCGAAGTGGGGTTGTGGGACTTCGTGAAGCTGGCTGTGACGCTGCTACTGGCCTTCCTGGGCGGTCTCGCCGGTCTGGCGCGCTACACCTTGGCGCAGATGGACAAGCGCCTCGACGAGCGCTTCAAGGCACAGGAGGAAGTTCGGAGCCAGGAGTTGCAGCGCGTTGATGAGCAGTTGAGCACGCTCAACGGGCAAATCACAAAACAGGAGAAGGCGCGCGAGGCAGGGAAACAACATTGGGATGATCAATTCGCCGAAATCGACCGCCAGCTCTCGGGCCACCGTGAACGGATCAGTCGCCTGGAAGCGGTCGCCGAGGCCGCGCCATCGCACGAGCACCTAGCTGAACTGCATGAGCGCATCAACGGCATTGCCGAGGACGTGTCCTCGCTGTCGGGCGAGTTCAAGGGCGCGAAACACACGCTCGAACTGATTCATTCGTTTCTGCTGAACGGGGGGAAATCGTGAGTTTTTCCGACTATCTGCGCCGCGACGTGCGGCTAGTCTGCCTGCGCATCCTGGCCGATCTACCGGGCTACCGCTCCAATTCGTCGGTCATCTCGAACCTGCTCGATCAGTTCGGGCACGCCGTGACGCGCGATCAGACGAAAACCGAACTGCGCTGGCTGGAGGAACAGGGCCTCGTGACGATCGAGGATACCGGCAGCGTACTGGTGGCCACACTGAAGGAGCGCGGCCAGGACGTCGCGGCCGGACGGGCGACGGTCGACGGCGTGGCGCGGCCGAGGGCTTGAGATGGGCCGCAAATCGTCGATCGACAAGCTGCAGCCCGAGGTGCGATCGCACATCGAGAAGCGCCTTCGCGAGAACCGCCTGACGCTCGATGAGCTGTTCGCCGACGTGCGCGAGGCGTTCCCGGACCTATCCGCAGCGCCGTCACGCTCGGCGCTCGGCCGCTACCGCATGGGCTTCGAGGAGATCATGCAGACGCAGCGCGCGATGTCGACGGCGGCGTCCGCCCTGGTCGCCGAGCTGGGCGAGGACTTCGACGACAAGTCCGGTGCGCTGCTCACCCAGGCCGTAACGACGCTGGCGACCAAGGCGACGTTCCGCCAGCTCGACCAGGATAAACTCGACATCGGCGACGTGCTCGACCTGGCACGCGCGGCCAAGGCCGCCCAGGAATCGCGAAGCCTGAACCTGCGCGAACGCCAGGCGGTGGCGAAGATGGCGCGCGAGAAACTCCTCGAGGAGCAGAAGGCCAAGCTCGACGCGATGGGTAGCAAGGGCGGCGTGACCGAGGAAACCAAGCGGGCGATCCGCGAGGCGCTGGGGATCGTTTGATGGCCACGCGTAAGGGCCGCGCCAGGAACATCCCGGCCAATCCGGAAGCGATCTTCCTGCCGTTTCAGTCGCGCTGGATTCAGGACACCGCTCGTCTGAAGCTGATGGAGAAGTCCCGGCAGATCGGTATCAGTTGGTCGACGGCCTTCGCTTCCGCCGAGCGCACCGCCGCCCAGGGCGCCCGGCACGACGAGTGGGTGTCGAGCCGCGACGATATCCAGGCGCGGCTGTTCATCGAGGACTGCAAGTTGTTTGCGGGAATCATGAACTTGGCAGCGCGGGATCTCGGTGAGGTGGTCATCGACCCCGAGAAGAAGCTCTCGGCCTACGTGCTGGAGTTCGCCAGCGGCAAGCGTATCCACAGCATGTCGAGCAACCCGGACGCCCAGGCCGGCAAGCGCGGCGGGCGCATCCTGGACGAGTTCGCGCTGCATCGGGACCAGCGCAAGATGTGGGCGATCGCCTACCCCGGTATCACCTGGGGTGGCTCCCTGGAGATCGTCAGCACGCACCGCGGCTCGAATTCCTTCTTCAATGGCTTGATTCGTGAGGCGTTGGAGAAGGGCAACCCCAAGCGTCTGAGCCTGCACCGTGTCACTCTGCAGGACGCGCTCGACCAGGGCTTTCTCTACAAGCTGCAGCAGGCACTGCCGGAAGACGCCGAGCAGCAGGACATGGACGAGGCCGAGTACTTCGATTTCGTCAAGAAAGGTGCGGCCGATGCGGAGTCGTTCGACCAGGAATACATGTGCATTCCGGCCGACGACGACAGCAAGTTCATCGAGTACGAACTGATCACCGGCTGCGAGTACATCGCCGGCATGCCCTGGGAGCGCGAGGTTACCGATACATTTTCCGGCCGATTGTTCTGCGGTGTGGATATCGGCCGCAAGAAGGATTTGACCGTGCTGTGGGTGGTCGAGCAGCTCGGCGACGTGCTTTACACCCGCGCCGTGATCACGATGGAGCGAATGCGCAAGAGCGCGCAGGAAGCCATTCTGTATCCGTGGTTCGCGGTCTGCGATCGCATCTGCATCGACGCCACCGGCCTCGGTATCGGCTGGGCCGACGACGCGCAGGACAAGTTCGGCGAGCACCGCGTCGAGGCCGTCAATTTCTCCGCTCAGGTCAAGGAAGCGCTGGCTTACCCGCTGAAGGGCACGATGGAGGATCGCGGCGTGCGCATTCCGGACGATCCCGCGATCCGTGCCGACCTGCGCAAGGTGCAGAAGGTGACCACCGCCGCCGGAAATATCCGCTTCGTCGCCGAGAGCACGCCCGACGGCCACGCTGACCGCTTCTGGGCGTTGGCGCTGGCAATCCACGCGGCCAGCGATCCGGCGGCGCCGATCGAGAACCACAGCAGCGGACCGCGGGAAATCATCACCGAAACGGAAGGATTCGTGAATGGCTACTACTGAGCCGAAGGCCGGCGCGCAGGCCGAAAAGACGCCCGGCGTCGAGCTGCATACGGAGGCCGCGAGCCGGCTGATCGATCCGTTCGAGGTCAATTATCTCGGCGTGCTGCGCACGAACGATCCGCTGCTGCTGGAAAAGGGCCAGAACATCGAGATGTACCGCGACCTCAAGCGGGACGGAAAGGTGTTTTCCTGCCTGCAAAAGCGGATGGGCGCGTTGGTCGGTCGGCCGTGGGCCGTCGAGCCGGTCAATGAGGCGGACGGCGCCGACGCGGAGACGCTGTCTAGGCTGCTCAAGCTGTTCAACTTCGACCAGCTGTGCCGGGATCTGCTCGACGCGACGATCATGGGTTACAGCGTGGCCGAGATCGTCTGGGGGGTGCGCGACGGGTTTATCCTGCCGAACAGCCTGCCCAAGCGCCGGCAGCGCCGCTTCGTGTATCAGCAAGAGGAACAGGACAAGGCGCCGCGCCTGAAACTGCTGACGGCCGACGCGATGGTGACCGGCATCGATCTGCCGGAGCGCAAGTTCATCGTGCACCGGGTGAATCCGGAGGATGACAACCCCTATGGCACCGGCTTGGGCCTGCAGGTGTTCTGGCCGGTGTTCTTCAAGCGCAAGGGAATCGTCTCGTGGGCGAAGCTCTGCGATCGCTTCGGTTCGCCGACGCCATGGGGACGCTATCCCCGCAATGCGGGGCCGAAGGAGAAGCAGACGCTGGCCGACGCGCTGCGCGCCTTTTCCTCGGATGGGTTCGTGATGACGCCGGAAGGCTCGCTGATCGATCTGCTCGAAAGCAAGCTCTCCGGCAACATCACGACGCAGGAGCAGCTCGTCGCCGCGATGGACGATGCGATCGCCGAAGTGATTCTCGGCCAGGAACCGCGCGCTTCCGGTGGCGGCGCGCTGGCGGCTGCGAGCAAGGAACGGACGTCGGTCCGGCTCGACCTGGTGCAGGCTGACTCCGATCTACTGTCGGAAACGCTCAATCGCTCATTGATCGCCTGGCTGTGCGAAGTGAACGGCCTGGCGCCGTGCGTGGTGTATCGCCAGATCAAGGAAGAGGAAGACAAGAAGGCCGAGTCGGAGACCGACAAGAACGTCTCCGAGATGGGCTTCGAACTGTCCGAGGATGCCGTGCGGGCGAAGTACGGCGAGGGCTGGAGCAAGACGAAGACGCCGGCGCCGCCGAAAAATCCTGTGGTCGACAACAAGAAACCGCCGGCGGAAGACGATCCGGAGGGAGAGAACGACACGGCCAGCTTCGCCGAGGCCGCCGGGAAGGATGGCGGCGACACGGGTCAGCGCGCCATCGATGCGGCAGTGGACGCCGTGTCCGCCGAGGATCTGCAGGCGGCCATGGCGGACCTGATGGAGCCGCTGCTGGCGGCGATCGAGAACGCCAGTTCGTTCGAAGAGGCGCTGGCGGCGGTCGAGGCGGCGTTCCCCAAGATGGACACAGTCCGGCTGCAGGCGTTGCTTGCTCGGGCGATGTTCGGCGCGGAGGCTTACGGGAGAAGCCTGGCATGAGCCATCAGACCGGCACCTATCATTCTTCCTGCGATGGAAAAATCCAGCACGCGACGGAAGGCGCGGCCTGGCGGCACATCAACGGCATCAATCGGCGCAATCCGCAAGGTCGCCTGCATGCCTATCGGTGCGGTTTCTGCGGTGGCTGGCATGTAGGGCATGAGAAGGAGAGGCGCCGTGATCGCCGCACGTCTTGATCTCGATCCGCAAGAGGCGGTCGAGTATCTCGCCGGCAAGGGCGACGTGCTGGCCTGGGACTACACCGATGTCTGGCGCGAAACGAATGCGCACGCCTTCACGGTGGCCAAGGCGACGAGCCTCGACGTGCTGCAGACGATCCGTGCAGAGGTGGCGAAAGCCGTGGGGCCTGGCCAGACCTTCGAGAGTTTCAAGAAACGCCTGCGCCCGCGGCTGGAAGAGCTGGGCTGGTGGGGCAAGAAAGAGGCGCTCGATATCGACACCGGCGAAATCACGCAGGCGCAACTCGGCAGCGTGCGTCGCTTGCGCACGATCTACCAGACCAACGTGCAGACGGCCTACATGGCCGGCCGTTACAAGCGCTACGTCGACAACGTGGCCGAGCGCCCGTACTGGCGCATCGTGGCGATCATGGACGGCCGCACGCGCCCGGCGCACGCGGCGCTGCACGGCAAGGTGTTCCGCTGGGACGATCCGATCTGGTCGGTCATTTTTCCGCCGAACGGATGGGGGTGCCGCTGCCGCGTAGTGGCGCTGACCGAAGCGGAGTTCCTGGCGCTGGGCGTGCCGCTCGAAGACGGCCGCGGGCGCATCGTCGAGAAAGAAGTGCCGATCAACCGTGACGGCGACACGGTAACGGTTCAAGGGGTGCGCTACGCTGGCGCCGACGGAAAGGAAGGCGTGTTCTTCCCGGATCCGGGTTGGGACTACAACCCCGGTGAAGCCTGGGCGCGCTTCGACAAGAAGGGCGCGGTACCGGATTGCGACTGGGGCGGCTCGACCAACTTCGCCGAAGGGCAGAAGACCTGCCTCGCCGGCGTTCCTGGCCAGAAGACCTGGCGCGATTACGGCCGCCAAGCGATCGCCGACGTGCCGAAGGAACATCGCCTGCCGACGCCGGCCATACTCGATCGCGCGCCGGATCGTGAAAAGGCAATAGCCGTGGTTGCCGAGTCGCTCGGCGTATCGAAGCAGGTGCCGCTGCGCATCATCGAAACCCCGGTCGGCGAGGTGTCAATCCGCCATGAATGGCTGGCTCACATGGCCGGCAAGGAACAGGACGCCCGCGAGCAGTTCGCCAACTTCATCATTCCGACGCTGGAGTCACCATTCGAGGTCTGGTTGTCCGAGTATTCAGACGGCTTCCGCCATCGCTACGTCGGTCTGTTCGAGGACGCGGGTTTTCTCGCGATCGTGCGCCTGAATCAGGACGGCAGCTTGCTATGGAACACGATGCGCGCCAAGGATGCCTATCTCGACCGCCAGCGTTCCGGCCTGCTGCTCTTCGGAAAATGAAAAGGCCGATCGGTTTCCCAATCGGCCCCTGGACGGTTAGTGTGGTCCATGCCCCGCCTACGCTAGCACCCCACCCTGACAGCCGGCTATCGGTCGTAGGCCCAGCCGGTTTCGCGCATCCATGGACACAGTGTAAGCCATGATCGAGACAATCATCAACACCGGCCATGCTCGAACGCGGATCCAGGCGGCCAGCGATCTGCTGAAGAACGCTCGCCCGCTGTACAAGCAAGTAGCCCAGGTGCTGGAGTTCCACACCGAGCAGAATTTCGAGCGTCAGGGCCGTCCGGACTGGGTGCCACTTGCCGCCGCGACGGTCCAGGAGCGGATGAAGCGCAACAATGGCAGCAGCGTGCTGCAGATACTGCAGGACCGGGGCCTCCTGGCCAGCAGCGTCAGCTCCAGATACGGCGCGGACTTCTCGGAAATTGGCGCGGGTGGCGCCGCGAGCGACTACGCCGCTATCCAACAGTTCGGCGGCACCATCAACAGGGCGCCGTATTCAATCAAGACGCGGCTGCGCACGGACCGCAAGGGAAATCTGTTACGGCAAGGGGATGAAGGCAGCGCGAAAGGCCGGGCCGTTTTTGCCAAGGACTCTCACAAGCGCGTGCTCGAATCCTGGAGCGAGGTCGAAGCCTACTCGATCACGATTCCGGCCCGGCCGTACCTCCCGTTTACCGGATCGTCGAGCGATGCCACAATCCAACCCGAGGCGGCGGAGTCGATCCTCGATATCTGTGCCGGGATGCTGGGCGATCGACTTGCGTAGCGGCGTGGTTTTTTGAGCGGCGCGCGATTTTCCCCCTGCTAAACGCCGTTTTAATCCGGCCGCCGATAAATCCCACTATCGCTCGCTACGTGCCGGAATTATCTCGCCGCTGGCCCGGTGAATATCTCAGTCCCCCTTAGCACGACGTATTTCTTCCCCGCCGTTGGCCTGGTCGCTGTCTGCCTGGTGATGATCGTGACGACGGAGAATTTCTTCTCCGCCGACAATTTCCTGAACATCGCCCGGCAGGTGTCGATCAACGCGATCATCGCCGTCGGCATGACCTGCGCCATCCTGTCCGGCGGCATCGACCTGGCAGTCGGTTCGGTGATGGCCCTGAGCGGAACGCTGATGGCCGGCCTGATGGTTGCCGGCGTGCCGCCCTACGTGGC